TGCAGAGATCTGATTATCTAAATAAAAATCATAACCCTCTTGATTGGTAGTCTCCCACCTCTCTCGAAAAGAGTTATTCAGAGCATCGTATAATTGCTTTACTCTATCAGCAGTTTTATCTGTTTTTTTCGCCAATTACTATCACGCAAGTATCCAACTTTTGGGCGATTTAATCTGACGACTGTGTGAGCCATCCTTGTGAACGGTTATATTTTGGGGCGGGTAAGCGTATTTGACGGCATAGGCAAGCGCATCAATAGCGTCATCATGTGCCATACGTGGTCCGAATGTAACTATTTCATGCTGTAAGTTGTAATGACTTTTTTTAATTTTTATTGAACCAATGGTCATTCGCTGTGCTAGAACTCCTTGTATCCTATCTAGTTTGCTCATTCTTGTTCCCGGTTTTTCTTCACGCCAACGAACAGAAAAATCATTTCTTCGTCTACTTTCTGACATCAATGCCTGGAAAACGGGTCTGCTCATAGTTGTATCTTCGACCACATAAAGAGATGGATGGTAAATTTTTGCTAAATTGAACATCTTATCAACAATGCCATCCCGACCCTCACCAGGTATGCCAAGAACAGATAATCCGCGTTCCCTAATATAGTCCAACACATATATCGTATTATTTTCATCAACTGCTATTACCATTATTACGGAAAAGTCTGAATCCCGTCGCACAGAATCTGTAGCCGGATCTACCCCTGCAAATACATTCACAGGAATTGCATCTCCATCTGTTACCACATAACTTAAATTAGTTTTATCATCATACAGGAAATTGCCTTCCCAATATTTAATATGGCGCATATTGAATATGGAATCATCGGCGCTCTGCACTTCCATCATATATTCCTGATAGAATTTTTGTGGTTGTCCAGAATCCTGATAGAATTTCTTTTTTTCTTCTAATTTTGGCAACGGGAACCACGAATGCCACAATGCATTGCCATCGCTGTCAATTACCTTATATGTTTTTACTGTCCAGGCAAAATCTTCGTTTTGAGTCTCTGCTTTCGCATGATTTGTCAATAGATTATTAATAAAAGAATCATAGTGGACAGGAGTACCGTTAATGCGCAGCCGACCAGTATGAGGCTCCAAAGCAGGATAAACAACCGCAGTGATAAGGTTACTGTTCTTTGCTCGAGCTTCTGGAGTAATGGTATTATTTTCATCTTCAAAGTCATCCAATATTACTAGGTCATATCGCTTATGGAGCTTTGCGCCGCCACGAATGCCTGAAATGTTTGATTTGCAAAGGAGTTTGTGTCCTGTGCTTAATTCAATATCTTCTTCTGTCCATTTTCTTCCCTTTAGGTCCCCGAAATAATATTTGATACGGTCATTAAACTCCAGGTGGTGTTTAATATAATCCATATTACCAGTTGCCAATTTTGCCGTAGCAGATACCCATCCATAGAACAATGGTTCTTTGGTGGTAAAAAGAAAAGACCAAAGTATGTCACATTTAGTCAGTACTGTCTTTCCATGACCGCGTGGCATAATTACAGCAAGCTGTTTTATCTCTTTGTCCATTATAGAATCAGAGATCTCATAGTGGAACCAGGGCGTTTCTGAACGCATATAGTCATCGGGAAGAAAAAGCTTCCCAAAGGCTATCATGTCTTTCGACGCTTCCAACAAGGCTTCCTCAGCCTTATCTATATTTTGGGTGTTTATATTCAAACCAAGCTATCAAGCAGCTCTTTTATTTCTTCCCATTTTTTATCATCTTTTTTTGACGGCGTAAACTGCACTGCAATATCTCCGATAAAAAGCAGCAATCCAATAAACCCGTGCTTGATAACAAGCCTTCTAATTATTCTTCTAAGCATTATTTATCCTTTCCGTTTAATCTTCCTCTTAAATAAGCCAAATCATCAGTTACATCATTTAGCTCTTTGACAATATCTTCCCTGTGTCTCTGGCTGATTTCGTCTGAACGATTCCACCTGTCTATCAGTTTGATACATATTTCTTCAATTTCATTAAGTTTCCCCATCATAGTCGACTTTAAAAATTGGATCATACCAATAAACAACAAAACAATAACGCCAATTGCTCCATATTCCACATATGCGTCTATCATTCCTTTTTGTCCATGGTCATATTTTCCTCTGTTATTTGTTCTAAGAAATCAGACATTTCAACGGCTGACAAACCAAATATCCCAGCTAGTTTATCTTTGAAAGATTTCATTATAAAAGGTCTTGAGATAACAGACAGTCCCTCTTCCCCAAGCTTGGGGTTTCCAACAAGCTTCCCGGATCTTTCCATACCTGAAGACAGTTTGCCGAGAATGTCTTTATATAGGGTCTTAGAATTCGCATCTACCTGAATATTGGCTATTGGGCGTTGCAGGGCTTTCTGCGATGCTTTGGTAAGCTGCGAATATTGTGACGAACCATAAATATTTCTTCCCCTGCCTTTTAAAAATTCTATTTCTTTAGCATAGTTCCTCAAGATACTGCTAACCATTATTGTAAAAGAATCCATTGTTAGCGTATTCTCATTAAGGATCCAATCGTCGTCAAATCTGTCAAATACCATTTTTAAAGCCCTTGCAGAATCTTTTGGATTGCCTATATCTGTGTAAAAATGAACTCCAGATATATATTTTGGATTCTTTAAACCTTTGCCCTCTACCATTTTTATAGCCAAATCCATGTCGTTAAACCTCTCTCCTCTTATATCGCCTCTTCTAGCTTTTAACTTGTTTAAATCCGTTACTCTAAATTTCATATGAGCTAGGTTATCACTTTTGTTATACGATCCCTTTGGTCTTATTTGTATCCTGTGAATAGACTCTGGGAAATTTGGATGTACTCTATTCACGTTTTCAATTATATTATACTGACTGTCTTCAAATATATTAGTGCCTGTCTTTTGGCTTATTGCAGGAAGCTTGGTTTTTGCAGCTTTAATCGTATTGTCAACTTTATATTTTACATAGTATTGCTCAGGGCTTCTTGCAGGCAATGGCTCAATGGCGTTTCTTCTTCTTAGTTCTTTTACTATTTTAGCGCCCCTATTCGCCCCTCTTCTGACGGAACTAGCAAGAGGTCCACCAGCAACAAGAGCAAGTCCCCCAAGAGATTGAGGAGAAAAGAAATCAATAGCATTCTTTAAAGCTTCTTTCTGTTTAGCGGCTATTTCCGGATTCTTATCCTTCACCTCATAACGATGAAGAAAATCAGTAACAGTTCCACCAACCCAGGGGTCTTGGTTTGGCTGAGGATAGGAAATTTCACCATTAGATATAATGGCTTCAGGCTGGTCAACGCGAGTAGCGTCGCTAGGAGCGGCAGGACGCTTTGCGTCGAAATTTTTTAAAAATTCGTCTAAATTATTCGGACCCGGCATCAGCTACTTCACCTTTAAGTTCTGGGCGTTTTGCTGATTCGAGCATATTATCTGAAAAACCTTGAAAGACTGCGCCAGTTAGTTGTGTTACCTTGTTTTTAGGTATCACTTCGGCAGCATCCCAAAGCATAGAGAAGGCTTTTAAACGGTCATTGGATCTGTCGGCGTTTTCAGCTTCAAGCTTTACGCCTTTTATAAGATATTTGAGATCTATCCCTAACCCTTTTAGCACTCCGTCAATTTCTTCTTTTACAGCACTCACAATTCGCTCCTGTTTTACTAGGACGGCAGATTTTATCTTCGCATATCGCTCACTTGTCGTGCCGTATGCTTTTTTGTAGGCTTCTTCGGGTGTAAATCCATTGGCTATATATTTTGAGAACGCAGCTTCGTTCGCAGTTAGGTAATTGCGGGTTCTTATGCGTTTCGCTGTATTATTAGATGCGCAAGCTGAGAAAGTGTATATATTCTCTCGCTTTTCAGTGTCCATCGTGTCTTTTTTTCTACAAAGATACGTTCCGGTGCAGGTTCCTATGTATTTTATAGGGTACCTACCTTGATTTAAGACCTTATTGACCCTCAAAGCTTGGATAACGTTCCCGTCATCCGCTCTAAGCCAGTCTCCAAGCTCGGCATCACGCCAATTTTCAACAATCTTTAAATTATTTGGGACCTCATCGTCATTTTCATAGACTGGGTGTGTATTTTTGCCAATTTTGTATTGGCGCATTAGGTTTCCCCAACACACTCCCCTGGGCAAGGTACTAAAAGCGACTCAATTAAGTCTGCTTTAGTAATTTTTTCCATGATTTCTTCACTGGCTGTAATAGCCAAAACGGATTCTTTTTCAGTAATAAACTCTTTCAAAGACTCCAACTCACCAGTAATTTCATCATAAATGATCTCTAAGGTGTATTTCTTCATAAGGTAAGTTCTTACAACTATTGAATACGGGGAAACAAGTTTTTATTTTTTTTTTACACAATATTACTATTTATTACAAAAATGTATTGCCCGGTATAGGTAAAAACCCTTACCGTCTGGCGTAGCAAAAGCACCCTCTTTTTAAGACTTGTGGGTGCATTTTTTTTCGCTATAGCCTTTTAAAATCCGTCCCCAACGCCCTACACTCAAAAAGAGGTGTACATGTATAAGAGGACGGCTTATCTTTTACAGATCCATCCTAATTTCGTTAAAACTCGTAAATCTACGAGCGCATTTCCAAAACTCTCAAAATTACCACAAAATAGTACGCGGCTAGTATTAATAGCAAGCGGGCTTGCTTCGGAAACTGATTTCCGAAATTCAGTTATCATTGAAAATCAAACAAAAGGAATCATCTTATGATTACATTCTTTCTTCAACAGTCTCCTACCACATCTCGCTACTACTACACCCCTGCCAAATGGATGGACACCACTGTTCGTCTTACAGATGGCAAGAAGGGCAAGACTCAAGCGGTCATCAATGGCAGTAGCAAGCGACTCCCCGACAATACTCCATCAGCCATCCTCGCCCCGGCTGACGCCGACGCATCACTTCTGCCCGAGCGGGCATCGTGGGATGGTCAGAACCTCGTCGAGTACGTCGCCCAGTAGCGGTCAGCCCCTTACGGGGCTTGAAGAGAATATAATAATGGGTGGCTTAGTCGCATTAACCTCTCCATATAGTTGTGTCCAAGCACACTATCACTGAGTCACCTATTATTCATCACACACAGTTACACAATAAGGATATTACAATGACTGAAACACCTACCATCCAAGAATTATACGACGCAATAAACACACTCCTATTCTTTATGCAGGTTATATGTGTTTTTGGAATCTGTGTTGTTGCATTATGGTTTATTGATACACACACAAAGGAGAAGAATTAAAATGAGACTTGCAACAGCTAAATCTAATGAATTATTAATAAACAATTATAAGAAGACAGGGCGAGAAATAATGATAAATAAATTAGTACTGTTGAGAGAACGTATAGAAGCTTGGTGTGCAGACAATCCTTATAATAAGATGGATAATCGTTTTGAAACTAGAAATGATGATGGTGAGATAGTATGGTTTCAATCTGATTGGGAATATGTAGATGATTTTCATAATGGTCTTATTAATAAAGATGATTGGCATTATAATGTTAAAACATTAAGAAAATTGAATCAGATGTGGAGAAGATATAAACAATGAAAAAATTAAGACCAGACACGATACACAACATCAAACTAAAGTATAAAAACCTCCATGAACTTGGTTTATTAAGTCCATCTTTCTGGGAAGGTATCGCTCCATTTTTACGCTGGTTAATTGATGAAAAAGGATTTGACAGTCATCAGATAGTTAGTGTGGTAGAAGAACCATATAATTATTCTGAATTAAATAACGAGTTTATTGGAAGAACAATGGAGGAAAACAAATGAATGATTGCAAACACGACGAATTCACCGATACTTGTGGCACTTGTTGGTTTAATAAAGGAATGGCTGAAACCAACTACGAGAAACGGATTAACTGTTTCAAT